GTCAAAGAGCAGGGTGAAAAAGTTCTCACTCTGTGGCTCCCCGCAGTTGGTAGCGCTCTAGAGCACTCCCTTGCTGCGGAACAATTGTCCTTTCCTATTGGGACTCCGTTTTCAAAACGGCGTTCCAAGACGGATATGAGACCGAGTTTTCTCTTCGGTTTCTGGGCAATGGTGTTTGACCGTGATGGTGTACTGTTCACCGATTCGTCCGTTTCAGACGGCATTCGCGCTCTCCGGCAGATATTCCATCTGCACGGGAAGCTTAAAGAACTCCCGACCGATGACAAGGTAGAGAACGCGTTTGCTCAATATGTTCGGACGGACAATGAAGTCTCTCAGATGATTTCTCCTGAATTCCTCGCGGAGTTCAGGCAGGAAGCACGTGAGGCTTGGGGACCGGAGTTTTCCTATATGGAACGACTCATTTTCTCATCTGGTTTTCTTCCAGATGCGAAACATGGTCCCGGTGCAGTCTCTCAGAAGCTTACCTCAAATGGTAAGTGGGAGAGTAAGGAGTGGTCCGAAAGACTCGAAAGATACTTTCGGGCCACGGAATTCCTGAATCATGACATCGCATATGAAGGCGATGACTTGATACTGCATCCCCCTGGCGCCGAACCCCCTGCAAGGGTGGTTGCGGTGCCTAAGACGGCGAAGACGCCTCGTATCATCACGATTGAACCGGTGTACAACCAGTTCATCCAACAGGGCCTAGCGGCCATGTTTGCTAGATGGATGTATTCACATCCTCAGGTGAGTTACGAGTTTCGTGAGCCAAACATGGTTCTGGCGAGAGCCGGTTCCGTGGATGGTTCCTTTGCTACGATCGACCTTTCTGAAGCGTCTGATCGTATCAGTCTCCGTCTGGTCAAAGAGTTGTTCGGCGATCACAAATATCTCCTCGGAGCTATTTTGGCCTGCCGCTCAATGACCAGCGAACTTCAGGATGGGACTCGCGTCCTACTCCGGAAATTCGCGTCTATGGGGTCAGCCCTGACCTTTCCAATCCAGACTCTAGTCTTCGCGACTATTGCCCGGATGGCGGTCAGGAGGGTGAACAGTAGATCTGAGTCGAAAATCTCTTCTCAGATCCGCGTCTATGGGGATGACATTATTGTCCCCACAGAAGCAGCCCTCGAGACGATGGATTTGCTGCGAGCCTTCGGGCTCAAAGTAAATGACAACAAATCTTTCTGGACCGGACGGTTCAGAGAGAGTTGTGGTGGAGACTACTTTTCAGGATCTGATGTGTCAATCGTCAGAACCCGGAAAAGACTCCCATCATCTCGTCGCGATGTTGACGAAGTAGTGGCGATTGTTGCATTTCGAAACCTATACTGGAAACGGTATGGGGATTCGGAATTCGTCACTAGTCTCGACGCCTACATTGAACGTTTGATCACGTTCCCTGTCGGTTATGAGACTACTCCCGCACTAGTCCGTCTGTCTCATCAGTCTCCTACCCTTGCGGGTTGGGATTCTGGTTTGCAGAAGGGTTTCATCTATGCGAGTCGCGCGGTGTATCGTACACCAGACGATAAGCTAGATGGAGCAGGAGCGCTTCTCAAGTTCTTTTGGACCCCCTTCAATGAGGATTCAAAGCACTTGCAACGCGCGGGGCGGCCCGTATCCGCGAGAATCAAATACGGGAAAGTCTACCTTTAGGGGTAGAGGAATCGTCTCTCAGAGACGATCGCGGCGTTTTCAAGCGCTGCGGGCAAGGGAAGGGTAGTTCTCCTTTCTTAAGGGAGTGGTTTAACGACCGCTTCTGCGGGGGGACTACTCTGAAGTTTAAAAGAAGCC